GGTAAAGCTAGTGAAGTCTTATCGGAGGCTCATAAAACATTTAACGGACAGCCGGAAGTATCAACGAATGGACGACCGTGGGAGTGATCGGCCATGAGCGGGGCAGTTCTGCTGGTCGCTATGATTTTGGGACCAAACCTGCCGCACGGCATTGCGCTGATGCCATCCTACCGGCCAGTCTTTCAAACCCGATCGGACTGCGAATATCATTTGGAATTGGACCGTCCGAGGATCGAAAAACAGGCACAAATCGTTTTCCGGGATTGGGGCATAGTAAAATCAATTCATTGCATGACGCGCCCGGAGTGGGAGGCGGCACGGGCTGCCCTTCAAAACAGCCATGAGATGGACTAACACATTCGGTCTGCCAGAGGAGATTGTTCTGGAGGCGGAGAAAAACAGCGGTCAGCCCAGAGGAGTTGATTTTTCCGCTAAACGGGTTCGGGTGACCTCGTTAATCCGCCCGCCCCAGATCTCAATTTTGGAGGCTGCGCACTGGAATGAGATCGAGAGAGACGTTTCTACCATTATTCCCGCGATGATTGGCACGGGTTTTCATGCGATCATGGAACGGCATTCGACATGGAGCAAAAAAGAAGTTTCCCTGTCTGCCGAGGTAGACGGATGGACGATCACGGGTACCGCAGACATGATAAGTAGGGATGGGATGATCACCGATTGGAAAACCTGTAAGGCCTATAAGATTCTCAAAGGTGATTTTTCAGACTGGCAAGAGCAGATAAATATTTATGCGTTTCTCGCCGAAGAGAATGGTTATGCTGTTTCCGCCGGACAAGTCTGGGCTGTGATTAAGGACGCCCCCGCTAGTGATCCACCGATGATCCATGTGCCTATTACGATTTGGCCGATGTCAGATATCAAAATGCAGATCTCCGAACATTTGAAGGATCTTCATGGCCGACCTTGCACAGACACAGAGAGATGGGCCAGGGGTGGCAATTTCGCCACAATGCAACAGGGCAAAACCCGTGCAGTAAAATTGCATGAAACAGAAGACGCGGCTGCCGAGCACGCTTCTAATATTAAAGGAGGTTTTGTTGAAAGACGAAAAAAACGCTTCATCAGATGTGAGAACTTTTGCAATGTCTCCCAGTTCTGTCAGCAGTTTAGCAAAAGCTGACAACTACCAAGTTGGCGGGGCACATTATCAGGGACTTACCCCATCTCCATGGGAAGTCATTCACGCGTACAAATTTACCTTCTGGGAAGGCAATGTTTTCAAATATCTGGCTCGCTGGCGGCGTGGTAAAAATGGCCGAGTAAAAAATGTAGCCGACTTACGAAAGGCAAAACATTATTTGGAGAAATTAATTGAACTTGAGACGAGCTGACAGTGTAAAAATTATTCTGTTGAGCGTGACCAGTTCATTGGTGATCGGTTTTTTGGGTCATTGTCTGACGCACGAAAAGCCCCGCTTATTGCCTTGGTGCCAAATCAAAACAGCAACGGATTTTTGCATCAAGCCGCTCCCGCCAATTCCACAACCCAAACCTAATTAGACGGCGACATTTTAGACAGCAACTTTTCTCGTTTTTGCTGCAAGGCATACAGTGTATTAAAAATCGCAGCGGTCTGTTCCCGCTTTCTTTCCTCTATTGACCCATGGTCTTGAGTTCTAAATGGTTGATTGCGATAAGCCGGTAAGCCGTTTTGTCTCAACGTCTGATGTAAAATCTCTATAGCATTATCAATGACTGCTAATTGCTCCTTAGGACTTCCCCCGGTTATCCTGCTTGACACCAAGGAAAATACCATAGCCGCCTTCACGGCCTCCTGCGCGCCCTTGAGACGCTCTCCTGTCTCATCTATAACATCTTGGACGGCAGGTTCAATATAGTTGCCCCACAACCATGCAGGATATGTTCCGTGAAAAACTTCAGCAAAAGCTTCTGTGGCAATTTTCACGGCATTCACACCCACACCCCCAACAGTGGTGTAAGCGCCAAAAATCCGCTCCAGTTTCTTAATCCGCTCTTGTTCTTTCTTATGCATCTCAGCGTCCATGACATAAGAGACTGGCTCATGTCGGGAGATCCGGCGAACGTCTCCCGCTTCGTTGTAAACGCTTTTTCTGATTTTTTCTAGCGTTTCCGGTCGCAAGCTCGATGCATAATTTTGAACGGATGAATCCGCCGATTTTAGCAACTCCCCATATCGTTCAGCCACAATCGCATTCGCCTGATCTACAATGTGCTTTCTGCTGCTTTCTGCCAAAAACTTGCCCGTAGCTGCCCCGCCGGGGTTTTGAGCCGCCATACCCAAGGTTATTCCGAGGCGGGCAAAAATCAGCCCCTGAGCCTGCCCGAATAATTCATTCTCGCCTTCTGTAATCGCACTGTTCGGTTCGTTAATCTGTAAAAATAATCTAACGAGTTGAACATCCGTCATGCCTTCAAGTTGCCCGGTTTTGGTGATCGCGCCGTTGATTTGTTTAAGCTTCTCTCGTGAGGATCGGTATTCTTTGGCCTGATCGGATTTGTTCAGATCGTCGTCTATCCTCTCGACAATGCCAATGAGTTGTGATGTCGTTAGATGTTCTCCGTATTTGGCGAAATCTAATTTTTTCGCTGCATTGAACTGAGCCTGTCTAAAAGCCTCTAACTCTTGGGGCATGTCCTGAAACATGATCTCTCCCAGTTGAGCTGACTCTGGAGTGCCGGGCATAATTTTGTTGGCCTCCATCGTCCGTGCGAGTTCATTTCTCCGGGCAATCGATTCCATCGCACGGGTTTTTGGGGTTACCAACCCAAAGGCTGAATTAACAGCGCCAGCGACTGCTTGTCCGGCCGAGCCCCACGCAGACATTAACGGATCTTCGTATTGCCCCGCTTGCGCCTGCTCCGCCTGAGTTACGCGATCAAGTAGACGACTTCCGCTAACATACGATCCGAACGTCTCAATATCATCATTTATTGCCATGATAGATTCCTAATAAGGGAAAATTGACGAACCCAGACCGTAGGTTTGGTAACCCGGCCCACTCATCGCCCGCCGTTGCCGCTCGTCGTCCAATAAACCATGTCGATATTTTGTAGCCATCTTAATTTTATTACTAACATTTTGAAAAGCGGTATCATTGAGCAAGCCACCACTGTCGCTGTCGCCCTGCTCACCAAGAAACTTTGACATCTCACCAAAAAACGCACCCATCTGATTGGCGAATGCTGCCTCAAAAGTGCCCGCCGACGCGATTCCTTCCAGACTGCTAAAACCCGGCATGGTGGTGCCGCCTACTAACCCCGTCTGTAAACCGCTCGCCACATTCAAATGACCGAGATAATCAGAAAATTCCTGCTGTTGTTCTGCTCTCGCAATATCTTCTGAGGCTTCAACCTGCGCTAGTCGAGCTTCATTTTGAGCCTCTAGCAAGGCTTTCATTTCTGGGTTTGCCCCCGTGCCCGTTCCAACGCCCAACCTTCCACGCTGATAAAGTTGATTACGCAAAGTCGCCTCAGCTTCCTCCATTTGGGGTTCGATCTTCCTGCTGAGTCTGGCTCTCGCGCGCGCCTCAGCGGCAGGACGATCAAACGCTGAGAATCTTTTGCCCGCAGCATCAGCCAGCGCCAGATTTCTATCAAACTCCGCTTGCAACTCAGGGGAAAGAGTCGCTCGAATATCCCCGGAAGTTGATCTGACGATGCTGCCGAACGGTGATTGACTGGTACCGCTGAGTAATTTGACGGCCTGTTCTCGCTGTTTGTCGGCTGCGCGACTACCAAAAAACCCACTGACCAGACTGCCCGTAGCGGCAGAAGCGATTGATGGTAACAGTGGTTTTAATACACTGAAAAATGACATTTATCTATCTCCAAACGGGCTATCGCCAAGCACAGACGACGGCCATGCGGCCTTCAGTTCACCGATGGTTGAAGCGTTGGCAATTGCTGGCGCAGCAGGACAATCTCTCAGTGCTACTTTTCTTTCGACACAGGCCGCTTGCACATCGCTATCTGATCCTTCCAGCGCCTTCATAAAAACCACATCCTCCGCTGCAAGCAGGGGCGATCGTGCCTCGCGCATTTTTTCTTTCATCAGTTCGCGTGAGATCGCGACATCTTCTTCAATAACGTTACTGCCCTGATCGAGCGACCATGCGTTTCTGAAATGTCGATCACCCGGCAGAGTAACCGTTGACGCATCAACGCTCGCGCCATTTTTATCGATAACAAATGTTGTCATGTTTTTTTCCTATGCCGCCAGTCGCCAAGCGTTACGGAATTGTCTAGTTTTCGGGAGTTGAGATCTGCGGATAATTTTTAGTTTAGGTCTGTTACCTTCGTTCAAGGTGCTCCAAACTTCTTTTGGCACCGATTGCATAATTTGATATTCGACAGCTTGTGCTTCTGTCATAGCGTCACATGGTTTTGCTGCATCTCGTTTAGGGCCGAGAGTATGTTTTTTGAAATCAGGTCTTTGTTCATCCTCTCTCATTGCAAGAATCGTTTCTATTGGGGGAACAATACCACCGTTGATCGCGCACGCCATCCAATTTGGATCGGGGTGCATCACCTTTGCTGGCTCATCGATATCGTCTTCGTAAACAACGCAGTACTCTGTGTGAAACGGCTGAAGATTATCTTTCCCCCATTGAAGTCTTCTCCAATAGTGAACTCCTTGAAAATTCGGTGTTTGCATTACGATAAATCCCCTGCGCCGCCAATACCTTCAGTCGTGAACGCGTCAGACACTAATCCATCTCCGCTGCCAGTTGACCCGCTCATGCACACGTAACGACAACTTCCTGCTGCCTGAGCAGAGATTTGATATCCTCCAGCTCCCCGGTTGCCATTTGTGTTTCCGTCTGCTGGCATTGCGGCAAGCGAAGCGTAATTTGCGGAAGAGTGCATGTCGTTCGCAATGACGATCGTTCGGTCTCCTGAACCGTTATCTGTCACAGATGCGCAATTAAACGAGTCGTCTAAAGCGGGGGTTCCAGCCCCACTTAAATTCGCCCAAAATTTGAGCACGCCCTGCACAATATTCGTTGTGGCCGCACCACCTTCAGAGGTGACAGTTGCCGACGAGCTAAGATTACTCACGTCCGTGGTATTTTTTGCAATCATGCGCCAGTCACCAGCCGCATATTCGTAGAATGTGAGAATGTCTCCAGCCGCTGTCGTAATGCTCGATCCACCGGGCAGAATTAAATTGCTGGCGTGATGAGTAATAGCCACGGCTGCGTCAAATTGAAGAACAACAATAGAGCCCACTCCCTTTGCAGCCAAAGACGTGATGCCCGTTGTGCCTGTCACATCAAATAAATTCCCCGCAGCATTGACGCCCAGCGCCGAAGCACTCGTTAGATCTCCGCCTTGGTGAAAAATCACCGTATCATTAACTTCCAAAGAACCGGTGAGCACACCACCAGATTTATCTAATTTACTGGCGATGGCGGTAACGATTGCATCAAACTCCGCATCGTGCTCGGAGCCCTTAATCGCCTTCGCCGCATCGCCTGAAGATAAAGAGTCCTTTGCTGAAAAATCATGCGCTCGTGCATAATCACTCATGGCTAATCCGTCCTGCTTTTGCTAGTAGTTTCAGTTCTTGAGTAGCGAAATTATGACCGTTTATCGTGACAGAATATCCTACCTGGATTTTATGGCCCGCTCCCCCCAGATCAAAAGCTAATTTGTTGACCAGATTGGTGGCCCCGGAATACTCTGCTGTTCCCCATTCGTGAAATGAGTCTGCCGTTGCGGCGTCTGCCACGCCATCATATTCAGCCACCTTACGCACATTAGTCGGCAGGTTTGCTTCTGACGAATTAAAAACAGAGTCATCAAAATCAAAACTTGTCTTGAACACCACCGAATAATTCGCTTCCGACACAGTAGTCAAGTGGGCGCGACGTAAAAACTTTAGAAAATTGGAATCAAAGTCCAGCCACGTTGATCGATATTGTAGTGAGTAGCTGCTGGTATTGTCTTTATAGGTTCCGTAGGTTGCTACGCCGCCAGTTTGCCCTAGATAAGTGATGTCATCACTCGCCGTGGTTATAGATTTGAAACCAATGCCACTCCATTTACTGGCTCGCAGTGACCCATCTTCCAATTTGTGTTTTGTGTCAAATGCCCAATAATTCGCTCCGAGTCTCAAAATGTATAAACCCTCGGTCGCGTTGTACGTGGATTGAATGGTCGCGTTTGTTGCTGAGGCAATATCACTGATCAAATCGTCTTTAACATTTGTAGTGACCTCAGTGAGTGGCACAGTCGAAAATGCAATATTACGTTCTAACGACCTTAAACCGTCTTGCGACAGGAACAGGAGGTCCGTTCCGATCGACTGGATCGAGTCACGCCCGACTGCTCCTGCGCGTGGCAACACGTCTTTGAGCGACAACCCCGCCGTGGCGTGTGCCGGCTGGTGCCCGTTTTCGTACAGCAACACGCTGCGCGTTCCGAATATAACAAGGAAATTGGCCCACACACCCAACGCCACAATTCGATCCAACCCATCTGGCCATACCTCCGTAGTGTCAAGCGAACCAGCATCAGCCGCTCCACCCCAATTGGTTTCCGCAAGCAAGCCGCACCATTTAATGGTCTTTTGATCGGCGTCCGTAATAAACAGACGCCCCCATGCTGATAGGCCGCAATTACCTGTAGGAACCGATCCGCTTGCCGCTGTGATATTTGAAAAATTTCCCGCACCCGTTTTGACAATCGGATTATGACCTTGTTGGACGCCAACCACCTTCCCGTTAAAGTTTAGAAACTGCCAGTTATCCGCGGTGTGTGACAAACTGCCTTTTCTGTTGGTCAGGGTGGTGGTGCCCTCCCATAAATCGCCGCCACTAGCAGAAATAATCCTGCTGGTTGTCGCCGATTCAATGTATTCATGTAACGCCGTAATGTTCGCAGAATGTGGTGATGAGGTTAAAAAACTCCAGCCCTTCCGAGCTGCGGGCCGATTAGCATCATCGAACACGAAGTTCTGAAACTCCAAGGCATAGCGCGGGTCCGTCGAACTCGTGGCTTGATGGGTGCTCAAGCCAAAGATCCCAGGAGCACGAATATTTATAGCTTCAATGGCGCGGGCCAAGATCTGCCCTCCAGTCGTTAAATTCACCCTGCATCAAATTGGCTTCTTCAATCGCCACTGCCTCATTCAGCGCCTCCAGCGCCTGAGATCGCGTTTCGTCAAAAGTCGCTCCGCCATCCTCCCCCCTTTCACTTACCGCCAGCGCATAAGCTTCTAACACCACGGGATAGGAAGGAACTAAAATTCTATCCGCATTTCCTGTTAGATCTGCCTGTGGACGATATCCATGTATTCCTAACGCATAAACCGCGTCAGGCGTTGGATATACCTCTATCGTTGGATCGCCGTTCGAATCTCGACCGGAAATAAACCAATACTCCGGCCTTGCCCGTTCGTCGTGTGTCAACCGCAACTTTTGAATATAGTAATTATTGGTTGATCTAATCTCCGAGTTACTTGTGGTATTGAAAATGAAATCAATGCTACTTCTGTCTCGCCAGTCAGTTAAGGAATACTCATTGGTTCCGGCGACCGTGTTCACACTTAACGTATGGAGCAGAGCCGACCATCGATGAATCGACTCCACTCTACGCTTTGCTTGATTGACCAGAGCCCGCACATGCTTGCTGCGGGCACTGGCCGTAACGGAACTGACCTCGCTTTCACGCAGTCGAATCAAAATCTCGTTAACCGCATCGAGTAAAGTCATTCCGCTATTTCCTTACGCTGGAACAATTAAGCACAGCCCGGCGTCATTTCTCAATTCCGCCACGCCATACAGCGTGTCAGCCG